ACTTGCTTTAGCGACTTTACCTGCACCTCTAAGTGTTGCTTGTCTGGCTTTACCGCCTGCTTTTATCATCTCTACATCTTCAGAAGCTCTACGTTTGTCTTCTTGGAAAACTGTTTGAACTGATCCTTCTCCTGCTGCTCTACCACCTGCACCTGCAATAACTGCTTGCATAGCTAAAGCATCTTGAAGTTCTCTTCTTCTTTGTAGTTCAGCCCACTTTGCATCTAGTCCTGCTTGTTGAGCTTGTATTTTATATGCGCCCTCTTTTGCCATTCCTGATGCTATACCGCTTAATGCTTGAAGCCCTGCCCAACCATATGAAAATGAACTATCTGCCATAATATCTCCTAAATCTCTACTTCACTATCTATGCTTAAAAGCACGAATGGAAGTGGTTGCTGTTGTGTTATAGAAACTTCAACTAATCTATCTGTGTATCCGAATAAGTAAATCTCATGCACTCCAGTGAAAGGAGTTGGAGCATCATCTAGCACGACCGTAAACTGTCTATCACTTAAGTAATTCTGCATTACATACACACCTAGACTTTCATATAGGTTAAGTATAACACGATTTACTCTTTTTCGCAAATTAACCGCTTGTCCGCCCTCTGGACTATCTACGTTTAAAGGAAGTGTTTTTACCATCACTGTGTAGTCTAGTCCTACTTCTATTCCATAAGCATTTCTTGTTAAATCTACATGGTTTAAGTCTACGCCATCTATTATCAGGTCTGCATCAGGCTGTATTGAGCCATCTGCTATAACCTTAAACACTATAGAAGGAGTTATTAAGGCATCTTTAAAATCAGTCGTTATGCTTGTGACTGGTGTTCCCATTGCTGTGTCTGTAAAAGTTATATTATCCCCACCAAACACAATATTGTCAGCACCAAATATTATATTATTTGTATCTGGTCTTACACCTTCTATAGTTACGTTATGATCTGTGAATGTTCCTTCTGCTACTCTTTCAATAAAAACCTCTGCAGCTCTTTTGACTAAGAAGTAAGTCTCTTTACCAACTACCGCAACATCTTCAAAAGTTCCCTGCGTAGTCCAATAGGTCCATCCTTTGATATCTTCGTGTCTCATAGAGTTCATTACTGCTACTGTTCCATCTGTGTTTACAACATAGACAAAGTCTGATATGTCTGTAGCTGTTCCTCTTATGGTAGCGATTGAGCGAATGTCTGTGATTATATGAGATGATAAAAGGGTAGCATTCAAAGAGATATAACTATCTTCATTAAAGCTCCACATGAATTGTCTAAGTGTTCTTCCTGAACTGTCTACATATAGAGTAGCGCCATCAACTGAAATAGGTTTTTCTTTTTTTGCTCCGTATGAAGTTTGTCTTAACCAAGTTGAGTCTGATGGAGTGATTAGTCTAGATGAGTTATAAAACTCTCCACCACTTGTGAAAACTTGAAGATTACGCCCTGAGAAAATACCATTAATTGCGTTAAATTGGTCTGTATCCAATGTATCAAAGATTGCTTCATCTGGTTGCGCTGTCCCTACGTTAAAGTTAAAGAAGTCATTTACTACCGAACCCCATATAGAGTTGATCTTATCTCTCGAGCCTCCAAAGTATAAGCGCCCTTGATGAAATGTTGCAGTACGTGGCCATCCTCTCGTTGCACTCCACACATCTTCATCACCTGTCCCGAAGTCAAACTGAGGAATATTTGTAAGAGTAATTGGTGTCAAATCCCAAGCAGTATCACTTCCTTGTCTTTGTAGTTGATAAGGAGGATAATCTTCATGTACTAATATCATTGTATCTGCTGATTGTATTACATCAATGTCTCTTATCTCTTCTATTGTCGTGTATGGTGATGTTTCTACTGACTGAGATACGCCATCTTTAAATATTGTAATTTCTAAAGGAGTGAATAAAATAAGGTAACTTTGAGTAACTGAGAAAACAAAACCCTCTATTCTTGCATCTTGCCCTACATAAGCGTCTGTAATCTTTGCAAGTCCTGGTCTTCTTCTTACTCCACCATGAGGTAAGATTAGAACATTCTCTGCTTCTGTTAAGCCGTTGTAGTATTTGTCAATATCTACACGACCTTTAAGAGTTGGTGCTAATACCCCGGCAGTCATGTTAGACTGGATTAACCTTCTCTTAGCCATTAGTATCTCACTTGTACGTAAGGGCTTTGTGTGAATGTATCACCCGGTCTTTGTGTGCTGTCTGCAAATTTAGCTCTTTTAAGTTGCATCTCATAAGCTTGATAGTAGTAGTCTGCTCTTGATGTGTTCCCCACTACAGGTATAGCCATTTGTGAAGCCATGAAAAATTCTACAGTCTTAATAAAGTAAGGAGGAAGATTATCTTCATTTACTCTATATAAGTAGTCAATAGACTCTACTGAGTTATTACTATGTAGCTTATCTCCATATACTTCATATTGAAAACCCTCTTCTTTTTTTATCAAGTAAAGCAAATCACTTGGAAGTTGGAACTGATACTTATACCCATTTAAAGGCTCTGCTGTCAATCTAGCTAGCTGTGCTTTCTTAGTTGCAAATCTCCATCTGTGTGTAGTTAGTAAGTTTAAGTAAGACTGCTCATATAGATTAGCTGATGCTTGCGCTCCTGCTCCCGGTTCATCAAAAGACGATATAGGAGGATGGCCTAAAAGAATTAATGCGTTTGAGCAAATCTGTATAGCTGAAGTAGAACCTGCCATTGTGTCTCCTTGTAAGTTAATTAGTATAGCCCGAAGGCTACACGATTAAGCTACGGCTACGTAACCTGTTACCACCACGCCTGCTGTGATTGAAACCACATAAAGCAATACTGGAGTTGTTGTTGTTGATGCTAGAATAGTATCATTAACTGCCAACTGTTTATAAATTGGATCAAAATAGCTGTCTGCGATTACCGCTGCTTTTGTGTCAGCAGAACCGTTGTAGCTAAAAAACTTAGGAGCAGAGTTACCTGCACCAATACCCGAATAAGAAAAACCTTCTTTTGCAAATGCCATTTAAGACTCCTTTAATTGATACCTAAACTACTAAGAGTTTAAGTATTTAACTTCTACAACGCCTTCAACGTCAATAACTACTGAGCCTGCTTGCCATGCACCAACTGATAACCATGATTGTTTATGAGGAACATAATCAACACGAGTTTGCATATCAATACTTACAGCATGACCTATCGCACCTTTATGGAAAGCGAAACCTGAACGAACAGTAGTTGTAAGCGGTAAACCACCTTCAGCACGACCTGAACCGATTGTTTTCCATTTGAAGCCCATAAACGTATCAATCTCACCTGCCATTAGTAAACGAACAGAGTTGTAATCTTGACTTGTAATCGTTGCATCATTAAGTAGTTGGTTAAGACCACCTTCGTGAATAACAAAGTATCTATCTTCCATTGGAGCTTCAACCGCATTTAACGCTTTTGCTGCCGCTGTGATAGTAGCTAAATCTAGTGCTTGTGTACCTGCGCCAACTGTTGTAGTAGTCGTTGCCATTGCATCAATGATACTTTGATCGTCACGTCTACCCATTGCTTTTGCGATTGTTTCCGCTAGTTCTCTAACCTCATCAAAGTTAACCTCTGCTTGGTTGTAGATATCTGTGTACTCTGGAGCTTCATAGCCAACTAAAACAGCTTGCGCTAGTGAATGACCGATATCCATTGGAACAACATCTGCTGAAGGACCTGTTCTTTGTGTTGCTTGTCCTTTACCCATTAGACGGAAATCATACTTATCTCCGACAACTCCACCTCTAAACTTTACACAATCTCTTAGTACCATTGAACCTTGATATGCGTGTTTTACTTCCGAGTCAAACTGCTCAGCAGCGACTGAACTTAAATTTACTGACATTTTGTCAATCCTTGTATTAAATTTGTCGATAATCGCTGCGTGCTTTGGGTGTCCCTGAACAATCTCAGGGGTCATAGCATCTTAGCTACAAACTCTAAAACTATTCAGGCTCGTGTGAGGTATCTGAAAGATTTTATATGTTTAAATATCTGTTAGAATTATAACTTTTATTTTAATTTAATACTATGTGTGTTAAAGTACATAAGATTAAAGGAGTGTGTTTATGACTAAAGACGAATACAACTACATAAGGAAGAGGTTTTTGCAAGACTCTTATGATACACCTGAATACCCAGCTAGTATTGCCAGAGTTATGATGGATAGTAAAATCGTTCTCATTTTTTTGAAGGAACAAAACCAAAGCTTTGACTCTAATATAAAACTATATATTAGATGGTTGAGGAAACTGAGAGATAAGAGAATGTTTATAGGGAACAAACATGATTCCAGACCAAGCAAATTTGTAAGCATCTATAAACTAAATAGAGAGATGAAGATGCGAAGACTAATGGAGATAATAAATGCAAAATAAAACAGAAGCAATCAAGGTAACACTAAGACCTACACAGATAAAGAAAGTCAAGCTTATAGCAAAGAAAGAGTATGAAGGTAACTTTAGTTTAGCGTTGAGAGTTATAATAGATAAGCATGGAGAGAAAGATGACTAGAGAAGAAGCGAAGGCCGGCATGAATGTAGTAAAATATGGCATGAGCTATGACACATCTGGAAGTGGAAGTTTTAGTGGGCATGAAGACTTTATTGATAAAATCTATGATGACTTTGAGTCAAGGATTTGCAAGAGCTGCAAACAGTGGCATATTAAACAATTCTGCATGCTTTTAGATGTTGATGACATTAAAGGATGCGGACTATGGGAGAAAATAGATGACTAGAGATGAAGCCAAAGAAAGAATTAACAATAAACACAGCAATGGCACATTAAAGAAAACTATAGATGAGATTTTTAATGACTTTGAGCAAGAAAGGAGAGAGCAGGCAATAATAAGAAATGGAAGAAAGCGTGCTCTTGAAATAGGCACAATAAGATTAGCTAAAGAAAAAGCTGAACAAAAATATAAGGCTCTGCTACATCAATATAAAACGGCAAACAAAAGTCTTGTTAAAGAAAATAGAAAACTAAGAAGAAAGGAAGAGGTGAAATAGATGAGCAGAGAAGACATGGAGGCGCTAGGATTTTCCTTTGGGACAAAGAATAGCACCTTTAATTCTCCAGATGAATTAAAATACTGCACTTGTGCTTCAAATAAAGACTTTGTTGAATATGTTGAATATAAAGGCGAAAGAGAGTATTTCTTAGATGAAATTGATTTGGAGTTAATTATTGAGAATTTCTTAAGGAGAGGGATAGCCCTCTAGCCTTGTGCTAATAACTTAGCAGTGTATTCATCCACCATCTTTTTATACGATGGATCATTCATCTTTCTATTTCCGTAATCATCTTTAGCAAACTGTAGCTTATGAAGCTCGTCTTTACTATAGCTTTTTAGTGGTGCTGCTACTTCTTCACTTGCCGGTCCAGTCTTTTTACTCATGCCTATAAATGCTTCAAGTAACTCAACTCCTCCTGGTTGTTGTTTAGCTAAGTCTATTAAGCCTTTCGTGTCATCGTTAAGTTCTAAGTTTGCACTCACAAAGTCATCTATATTCTTGACTCTCTCATTTGCGTTAGGTCCTAAGTCTTTCATTACTTGTTCAGT